ATGCAGAAGCAGGCGATTGCCGCACGGCATGGCGTCACGCTGGACACGCTAGATAAGATTGACAAGCTGCGGCGGAAGAATGCCGTATAACATCGGGAGGCGTCCTCCGCACGAGTTCGTCGACATCAAGTTTCGAAATGGGCAAGTGCGGAGGAACGTCAAGACTGAGAACTGGCGCTTCCGGGCATGGGACTTTGAAAGCGATTGGGATATTGTCGCGTGGCAAAAAGCAAGGCCAGTTGACAATGGGCTTGAGGATCAGAAAAATAAAAACTAATATAGGGCGCTGCCGGAGTTCCAGCTCCAAACAGCGCCCAACACAACAGCAAATGGAGTGCTGAAATGTCTAATTCCATCCTTACTCGGTGGCCTGATGATGAGCAAGGCCATGCAAATTTTGCCAGAAATTTTTTGCGATACAATCCTCTTACGGGGGAGGTAATTTGGCGCGTTAACAGGGGCAAATCACGCGCCGGAGACAAAGCTGGAAGCGTGATGGCGCACGGATATTTGCAGATTGAACTTGCGCAAAAAAAGCATCTTTTGCATCGGGTCTGCTGGTTAATTCATTATGGGTCGTGGCCATGTGGCGTCATTGACCATATCAATGGAAACCGATCCGACAACAGAATTGCAAATTTGCGATCTGTTACTCAGCTGGAAAACTCCAGAAATTCGTCATTGAGAAGCGATAACAAATCAGGTGTTGTCGGAGTAAGCCGTTGCGACACGACCAAAAAATGGGTTGCAAAAATACAACTCGGGCCAAACCTGAAATACAAAAATTTGGGTAGGTTCGCATCAAAAATTGACGCAATCAATGCTCGAAAAAATGCAGAAGCTCAAATTGGCTTTCATCAAAATCATGGCAAAAATCTACAGAGGGTGAAAAAAAATAGCATTTAGGTATTGACCAGTGCGATTTAGGTCGTAAGATGGGCTGCATAGAAACGAAGGGAGTATAGAAATGTCACGCATATACGGAGACCCCGGCGACATCAGGGTTTTTAAGCCAGACAGCATCGACGTTGCCATGCGGCGCGGTTACGGTGCAGGCCAGCACGGAGGAGAAAACCCTTACGAGGTTGGAACGCCGGAGCATGATACGTTCGAGCATTACAAGGCAAAGATGCAGGAATATCAAGCAGCAAAGGCTGCCAATGGCGGCAACATCCCGGAGGGTTGGTGATGGGAGAGTATCAAATGACACGCAGCGAAATGATTTGGACCGCAGCCATGACCTTCATGATGGGTTTCATCTGCACAGTCGCTCTCGCAAAGGAGTTGGCACTGTGACCAGCTATCGGGACTTTCTCGCCCTGAAGGGTATCAAGCCAATCGTCATCGAACGGACGCCAAAGAGCAAGGGTGACAAGGTTATCGTCACAAGCTGCAAACCTGCGGAAACCGTGCGATGAATGCTTTCATGACCCGCAACCCGGCGCGCATTGATGCGAGCAAACTTCCCAGCAAGGAGAGTGATGCTCAATATTATGCCAAGTTGGTCGAAGGCTCAAAGGAGCTTGCAAAGGCAATCATAGTCTCCGGGAAGCTGCACGGCCCAATGACAGAGGCGGAGCAGGTTGACCTTGTTGCATGGGTCTATGACGTAAAGATCACTGTTGTATGAAGGAGAGAGATATGCAGCAATTTATCGACATTCTGATGGCTGTCATCGCATTTGGTATGGTGACGTTTGTGATGGCCTTTTGTGCGCGGTTTGGATGGGAAGTTGGGAGCAAACTAATATGACCGACACACCACCAGACTGGGTGCTGATCGAAGCCGCGAAGCGGAGCGGATGGGCCAACACGCTCACGGTTGAATATTTGCAAAGCGCCTATAGGGCATATCCTGGCTACAACGCCCTGTGCGACATGATCGCCAAGCACGAACAGAAGCCGGTTGATCGCAAGCTGCTGTGTGCGCGTGAGGCTTATCGTCTATGGCGCGAGGATGGGTTCCCCGCATTTGGGAAACTCGAAGCTAATCCGGTAGCCATCCGCGCCATCGAACTATATTTGGAAGGCTTTGGAGAATGACTGACGATCCATTTGTTGATGCCGATTGGGCTATGGCAGAGCGCCTGATGAACAACGTCGATGTCTGCTGCTGTGATAAGTGCCACGCCGATATCGCTGCTCTGTTCGCATTGCATCGCAATCAATCCATCGAAGCAAAGGTAGAACAGGTTGGGCATCTCCGCGAACTGCTGGCAGCCGCATATATAGAATTGTCTGGCAAGGATGAACACGCATCTGACTGCGCGACATCAAACGCGCCAGCCATGATGCCGGGGAGGTGTGACTGTGACTGACGACGACAAGACGCTGGTGGCGCGGCTGCGATGGTCAGCATCTGGCAAAGTAGGTGCAGAGCAAGCGCGGCTTGAGCGCAATGCCGCCGACCGCATCGAAGCCCAAGCGGCAGAGATTGAGCGGCTGCGTGAGGCTGGCAATGATCTAGCGTTCTACGCAGGTCACGAAGACGCCTGTGATTGCGTCAAGGGATGGGCAAAGGGGCCTTGTAACTGCGGCTATACGGAAGCGTGGCAAGCATGGCACTCCCTAGCAGGAAAGGCAGAGCAATGACGATACACCTATCATGCGGTCATGAGGCTGAAGATGGATGCCTTGGCGTCTGCGTTGAATATGCAGATGAACAGTGCGTTGCTGGCGAAGGCTTTGTCCCCTGCACGGTCGAGGCGGTTTACTGCCACAAGTGCGCGATGGATTTAGCAGCAGCAGAGGAGCGCGAGAGGGTCGTGGCGTATCTGCGTAGGACATTTGCTTTCGAGTGCGCTGATGAGATCGAAGAAAAGGAGCATTTGAAATGAGCGCATTCGGAATAACCTTCGTGGTCTTCGCGCTGTCGTGGCTTGTCGGTCGCATCACGTCGGAGATCGACGGCGCACTTGCGGACGTGATCCACATCATCTGCGTCCTGATCTTCTTCGGCGCGTTGGTGACTGGCATCGTTCTGTTGGGGATGATGCTATGAGATGCTGGTTCCACAAATGGACGCGCTGGTCTGACCCGATTTCTCGTTGGAAAGATGAGTTGCCAACCCACCAGCAGCGCACCTGCAAGAAATGCAACATGGTAGAGGAAAGAAGGATATGAGTACGACAGCAGTTTTTGCATTGATGGAGGCAGGACACCTCGACTTCACAACAGCCAAGAAGATCATCTCCAAGCTGGAAGCCAATGGGATGACCATCTACAAGAAGAAGGTGTTCAAGAACGGGAAGCGGCCCATATCGTCAAAACCGTTCACGCCGGAACTGGCTGCAAAAATCAGGAGCTATTACGTATCGCATCCGCACATGACGCAGCAGGAGATTGCAAACGTCTTCCACGTCAACAGCGGGCGGGTCAATGAGGCTTTGTCGGTATGATTGTCCACATTGCACCGGAAGACCTGACCCACTTTGCTGTGGCATGGCTTCGATACACGCTTGATGAACTGAAGGCCAATGCAGCCTGTCCCCGCGAGCATCCAGATGATGTCAAACAGTACAAAAAAGACATCAAGGCGGTGAAGCGCATTCTGGCTTACGTTGACGGCCCGCTTTGACAAAACAGGGATGAGAGCCTAGATAGATTTTCAGGCGGAAGTGGAGTAGAAGCCTGATATGACATTGACATTTAAACAGGAAGCATTCGCTCAAGGCATCGCTGACGGTCTCGACCAAGCAAGCGCATATCGTGCTGCTTATGACGCAGAAGGCATGGCTGATAACACAATTTATGCCCGCGCTTCTGAGCTTGTCCGAAACAGTAAGGTGGCGGATAGGATCGCTGAACTGAAAGGCGCTCTTGCTGAGAAGGTTCTATGGACCCGTGAAATGTCCGTAAGGGCGCTCAAGGAAACATACGAAACAGGCGCAGGAAGCGTTAAGGTTGCAGCCGTCAAAGAGCTAAACGCAATGCACGGTTACAACGAGCCATCTAAGCTCCACGTCCAAGGAAACATCGGTATTGTGCATTATCCCGGCTTGGATGATGACACAGACGATTGACCTAATCAGTCCGTATAGGGCGCGGGAACAGTTTCTCCCGCTCCACAAGCGTAAAACACGATGGATGATTACCGTTGCACATCGTCGTGCCGGTAAGACTGTCGCCTGCGTCAATGAGATTGTCCGTAGGGCGCTTGCTTGCAAACTCAGCAGCCCGCGCTTTGCTTACATCGCGCCGCAGCTTAACCAAGCCAAAGACATCGCTTGGACGTACATCAAGGAAGCTGTTGCCTTCCTTCCGGGCGTCAAGATCAATGAGAGCGAACTGTGGGTAGAGTTGCCCAACAAGGCCCGCATCCGGGTTTATGGCGCTGACAATCCCGATCGGCTTCGTGGTATCTATCTTGATGGCGTTGTCCTCGACGAATTTGGGGACATGAACCCAACAGTCTGGACGCAGGTAATCCGCCCAGCATTGTCTGACCGTAAGGGTTGGGCCATCTTCATCGGTACACCAAAGGGAAAGAACGTGTTCTATGACCTATGGCAGAACGCAGAGGATGACGAAGACTGGTCACGCCTGATGCTCAAGGCATCTGATACCGGCCTGCTTGACCACAAGGAACTTAAAGACGCTCGCCGCATGATGAGCGAGGACGAGTTTGCACAGGAATATGAGTGCAGTTTCGAAGCCGCTGTTCGTGGCGCTTATTACGGCAAAGAGTTTAGCGAGATGGAAGCCTCCAATCGCATCACAAGCGTTCCGTATGATCCAGCCCTTCCAGTGCATACCGCATGGGACTTGGGTATGTCTGACAGCACGGTGATCTGGTTCGTCCAAGCGCATGGCGGCGAGACACGCTGGATCGACTGCCTGAAGGGTGAGGGCGTTGCGCTCGACTGGTATGTCAAGCAGCTACAGGACAAGCCCTACGTCTGGGGCAATCACTATCTCCCGCATGACGTGCGCGTCCGTGAACTGGGAACAGGCAAGAGCCGCCTTGAAGTGCTGAACGAACTGGGGCTGCGTAACATCGAAGTCGCTCCGCGCATGGACATCATGGACGGCATACAGGCTTTGCGTATGCTCCTGCCGCGTTCTTGGTTCGACAAGACGGCTTGCAAGACTGGCATCGAAGCCCTTCGGATGTATCGTCGTAACTATGACGAAAAGCGCCAAGAGTTTCAGACGCATCCGTTCCATGACTGGACCAGCCACTACGCAGACGCGGCCAGATACTTTGCCATAGCGCACAGAGAGCAAATGGGTTATACGCCTATCAGGCGAAATATACGTGGTATCGTTTAATGAAGTCTCCTGCATGGCAGCGCAAGGAAGGGAAGTCGGCATCTGGTGGCTTGAACGCCAAAGGTCGTGCGTCTGCCAAAGCCGAAGGAATGAACCTGAAAGCGCCGGTTAAGTCTGGCGACAATCCACGGAGGGCGTCATTCTTAGCACGTATGGGTGGAATGCCGGGGCCGGAGCGTGACGAGAAGGGCCGACCAACTCGCCTCCTCCTATCGCTGCAAGCATGGGGTGCGTCATCTAAAGCAGACGCGAAAGCCAAGTCCAAAGCCATCTCCGCTCGAAACAAGGGGAAGTCCAAGTGAAGACGGGTCTTTATGCGAATATCGCGGCCAAGCGGGAACGGATCAAAGCTGGCTCTGGTGAGAAAATGCGTAAGCCCGGAACCAAGGGCGCTCCTACTGCTGCCGCTTTCAAGGCTGCTGCAAAAACTGCTAAGAATGCCAAACCGAAAGGAAAATGAGATGAAGAAGCTGGACGGTGCTACCCGCTCCAATTTCTTCCGGTCTTAATCGCATGGATGGTTGATATGGACACCCCGCATCCGCGAGCAATTTCAGATAAGCTAACACCCCTCTCAATCAGCATCTTAACGGCTAAAACACCAGCGTTCGTGAACAGCGCTCGCCCATTATTCTCTTTTGCGCAAGACCCGTGCGCAATTGTGTCAGCAACATTCTCTTCCTTCGTTCCATAGGCTAAATTTGAGACGTGATTATTCCTCCTGTCTCCATCAAGGTGTCTAATGATGCAGCCTTCTGGTCGAGGTCCGATGAAAACTTGCGCAACGAGGCGGTGGATATAAAAGGATTTTTGAGATTTATGTTCGGGTAGTTTTTTGGCGCTAAAACTTGTATAGTGGGTTGTGGCATTAAGTTTTCGAGGAAACCGCTCGCCATCCTTGATTGAGTTAACCTTACCAAAGTTGCTAATTTCGTATATACCCTCATAACCGGGAACTGGCTTCCAAACTTCAGGTGATGTCATGGCAAAATCTCCTACTAAGGCAGAGAAGAAGATAGCAAAAGTTTATAGAGAATACAAGGCGGGAAAGTTGCATAGCGGCGGCAAGTCAGGTCCGCTTGTTAAGAGCCGCAAGCAGGCCATTGCGATTGCTCTGTCCGAAGCTGGCAAGTCGAAAAAGAAGTAAGGCAAAACTATGGCATATCGGAAGAACGCAAAGCCGTCTGACACGGAAATGGAAATGACGCTCGACAGCGGCATTGAGATCAGTGCCGAAATGCCTGAAGACGAAGCCATGACTGACGAGCAGTTGCAGAATATCGTCATGGGCGAGATTGATGACGCTCAGGCGTATATCGATGACACCATCAGCCCAGAGCGCGCAACCGCTGGTCAATATTACAAGGGCGAACCATTCGGCAACGAAGAGGAAGGCCGCTCTCAGGTCGTCTCAATGGACGTGCGCGATACCGTGCAGGCCATCATGCCGTCGATCATGCGGGTGTTTTTTGGCTCATCCTCTGTGGTTGAGTTTGCCCCTAATGGCCCAGAAGACGTTGCGAACGCAGAGCAGGCGACGGATTACGTCAACTACTGCCTGACACGCGACAACAACCTGTTCTTCCATGCCTATGCCATGTTTAAGGACGCCCTGATCCGCAAGAACGGCTTCGGCAAGGTCTGGTGGGATGAGAAGGAAACCGTCAAGACCTACGAGATCGAAGGCATCGACGAAAACGCCTACATGGTGCTGATGTCCGACCCGACAGTTGAACTGCGTGAGGTTGAGGTAGAATACGGCGAAACTGAGGCAATGACGCCAGAAGGCATCGTTACCGTCATCCAGACGCCGGTTTACAGCGCAACGGTTGTCCGCAAGACGACTGAAGGCCGCTTGAATATGCAGGCGCTGCCGCCCGAAGAGCTTCTGATCGACCGTCGCGCTAAGTCAATGAAGGACTTCTCGTTTATCGGCCATCGCCGCTACATGACCGTCTCCGAACTGGTCCAGATGGGCTATGAGCAGGATGAGGTTGAGACGCTTGGCTTTGAGACGCAGGACGATTTCGAAGGAAACGAAGAGGCGTTCTATCGTAACCCGCAGGCGACCATCCTTGGCGCTGGCCGCACTGACGTTGCCTCACGCAAGGTTCTCTACATTGAGGGCTATATCTACGTCGACATGGACGGTGATGGTATTGCCGAACTGCGTAAGGTCTGCGTTGGCGGCACTGCCTTTAAACTGCTGCATCAGGAAGCCGTAGACGACCATCCGTTCTTCGACTTCTGCCCAGACCCTGAGCCACACACGTTCTTCGGTATGTCGATTGCCGACGTTGTGATGGACATCCAGCGCATCAAGTCGTCCATCATGCGTAACACGCTGGATAGCCTTGCTCAGTCGATCTACCCGCGCATGGGTGTGGTCGAAGGTCAGGCTTCCATTGAGGACGTGCTAAATACCGAAGTTGGCGGCATCATCCGCATGAAGTCGCCGGGTGCCGTGCAGCCATTCATCACGCCTAACGTATCTCAGGCCGCATTCCCGATGCTTGAGTACATGGATCAGGTCAAGGAAAGCCGCACCGGCATCAACAAGGCTTCCGCTGGCCTTGATGCAAACGCACTTAGTGGCGCAACTGCAACAGCAGTGAACGCAACTGTGACCGCAGCGCAACAGCATATCGAACTTATCTGCCGTATGTTTGCCGAAACCGGCTTCAAGACGCTGATGGATAAGTCGTTGAAATTGCTGGTAAAACATCAGGACAAGCCGCGCATGGTCCGCCTGCGCAATGAGTTTGTGCCGATTGATCCCCGCGTCTGGGATGCTGACATGGATGTCATCGTCAATGTCGCTCTTGGCACTGGCTCCGATGAGCAGAAGATGGGCTTCCTGAACGTCATCGCTCAGAAGCAGGAAATGATCCTGCAGCAGCTTGGGCCGATGAATAACCCGCTGGTCAGCCTTGGCGGCTATTAC